TTTTCCCTTCCCAGCTTCGTTCAACTTCTTAGTTATCTGTTGTTGAAACCATTTGAGGACTATTGGAATACTTACATTTGAGGTTAGTCCAAAGAGATAACCGATGGGATAACGATAACTTTCATAGGCCGAAAGTTGTGGAACATTTGTGAATACAACAGAAATCAATAGATAACCAGTTACAGACATTCCCATATTGATAAGAAGGTCAATTAAAATCAACCATGCATGGCCACTATATTTGTCTTTATTATCTTGTCTATAATTAAATAGAAATATCCAAAATGAAGAGAATAGTACTAAGCCCATCATAATCATTTCAGAAGTATTAAATAAATCAACCATTTTGTTTAGTCTCTTTCTTTACCAATTTCAATAAGTCAGCAGTACTACCAACAAATAATGCATTAGTAACGTTTTGAGCTTGGGTAACTTCCTGTCTATCTCCAGCATTTTCTAGTTTTTGTTTCTTTTGATGCAATCCCATTAATGTTTCTTGAGTATCAGACATATTTTTGAGTAATTGTCCGAACACTTCAAAGGCTCTAGGAGACTCTTCTGCTTTAGCAATTTCCAGAAGTTCTTCCATTGCATCTCTACCCTTTTCAATTATGTCATAAAGATTTTCACGAGCATATTGAAAGTCATTATCTTTATTGTCGTCTTTATCATCTATCACAGTTGGAATCTTTTCAACTATGGGAGTCAATATTTTAAAATCACTTTGTGGAATTTCTTCCACCAGCTCAAGGTGTTTTTCAACCCTTTGCCCCACTAATTTTTCAGTTTTCATTAACTATCTGTTCCGGCTACTGGATCGTATGTTTCTCCGTGAGGAAAAAATTCAAATGTTTTAGTGAATCCAAAAGAATCATCTGTCAATGCAGTTGCATCTTCTGGTACGACATTCGTTCTACTGACTGTTGCTCCTGCGGCAACTGCTGCGTTAGAACTCTCATTCAAAACTCTTATTCGTGTTGCAAGATCCGTATCGTGACTGTCTAACACTAGAAAGTTACTATTATATGAAGAACTGTCCTCCATAACTATATATTCAGGATCAGCTGCGACTTTTCCCATCAGATGAGTATCTACTGTTACATCCGTTATAACTTTTGCATTGTCTGTAACGTTTGGATATAGAAACCCTTTCATTAAAAAAGAAAGTGTCCATATTATAGACCGCCTTGAAGCAAAGTCTCCTTCGTATGTATCTTCACTAGAGACAGAATTTAATATAAGCGGTATGTCTCGTTTCTCATTCATAGAAGAAACAAGATTCATTGTTACTGTAAACTCTGGTGTGAAAAATGGAAGAATTTGTTCTAAAACTTGTGTTCCATCTTCTGCATTTTTTACATAAACGTATAATGAAAAGTCCCAATTATAAGGAACAGGATTGAATTGTTTTTTCAGTCCAGTAGTTCCTGCTGCGACATTCCTTCCCACAGTATTGAGTTTTCTTACAGCATCATAAGACATTGAAGTCAACTCAAATCCCATTCGTGGAACAGTAAGTGCCACACTTGGATTTAGATTAGGATCTGCACTTATACGAGTAAGAAATTTCTCTTTTGGCCCGTATGCGAGAGGAACTTTAATAGTTTCAATAACTGACCCTGCACTGTTAGTTCTACGGACTTCAATAGTATTAAATAAAGTTCCAAATGCAACCACCATCTTTCTTGAAGTCTGGTGATAAAAATAAGTTCCAAACATTACGGATTATCTCCAAACGGATTGCCTTCAGTAAAATCAAATACCGAATCTGCATCAATTTCAAATTGTTTGTTGCTAGAAACATTATCAGACGTACCAGCATCTATAGTCGATAATGTTTCAACAGTCTCATCGGTTGTAATTTTTGTCGAGTAAGTTCCAGTGGCCATACTTGTTGTACCAGTGATAATTTCATTTAATGTAAACGTGCCGGTCATATTGATGAGATAAAGATAATTCGTGGAAGAGTCCCACCTTGCAACTTCTCCTGTAATTGATGAAGTTCCGCCAGTGACAGCTTCCCCTTCAGAGAATGTTCCTGAAATACTTGATAATTCAAATGTACGAACAAAAGATTGTTTTTGTTCAATTACATCAATTGCATCGATATCAGTATCCATTTTCTCGTCAGAGTAAACAAATAGTTCACAGGTAATATCAAATGTAGGTAATGCGCCTGTTTGATAAAAAGGTGTTTCGTGTTCAACGAACATAATTTGAAATACTTTATTGGTAAGAGGAAAGAAAACTAAATCTCCCTCTTTCGGCCGAACTCCTAAATCCAATCGTTCCCAAGCTCTTCGTGCAAGTGAGAATACAATTTGATCACGGACTTCCAATCCAAACTTGGACATTAAATCGCCCTCACCCTCAAACCCATCTACGGATTTGATATACATCTCTACTGAGTAAGCATCTTTAAATTCTGAAATAGCGTCTTCACCCAGAATTGTATCGGTGTTTATTAAAGTTCTGGGAATATAAGAAACATCGTGTCCGTATATCTGGATGGATTCAGTAACAAGAGAGTGTAAAAGCTCTTGTTCATTTTTTGCATCAAATGTACGAAAGTATGAATTTGTTGCCATTACACTATCCTACATAAAAGTTATCGGGCAACTGATACCGCAGTTGTGATTCTTCTTCTAATTTATCTAATTCGGTATGGCCATCGTCATAAATCTGTCTACCATTGAGAGTTGCACCGCCCGGCAATTGCATTCCCTCGTACTTCATAAGATTTGCACCCCATTGTTTCTTGAACAATGCAGTTGTATATTTTTTAAGAAAAATATCGTTGTATAATTCTGTGTAAACACTACCATCAATTTTCTTGTAGCACTGTAGAACCAACCAATCACCTATTGAAATTCCGTGATCCCAATCCATATCTATATGGACTTGATCAGTGAGTCTATTAAAACGAATCTGTCTTGTATCACTTTTAGAGAATAGATCATCCATCAAAGAAATATACTGTCTGGTTGTTGCATAGTTTGAAAGACCTCCACTTCCTTTAAGAAGACCAGGCAATTGATTTAAATTGAATTGATACTCAATAGAGAACATATCATCAGAAGCAAGTTTAGATGATTTAATTGGAAGAACATCTCGTATTCCGATAATAGTATCATCCGCAGTGAGTGCTTTCGTATCTATGTTTCCAAACACAACAACTGTTGCTTGTGTTGCATGAGCAGTTCCAGTTGCACCCGAACCACTTCCTGTAATCGTTTCTCCTGCCGTAAATGTTGCAGATGTGTTTGCTTCTCGCAATCCGTCAGGATTTTTGTGCTGTTTGAATTTTAAAACAGTTGAACTTGTAACTTCGTGAACTTTTGCAGTTGCACCAGAAGTTCCACCTGTGATTATTTCTTCTGTGTTAAATGTTCCAGTTGATGCGCTTGCAAATGTAAGAGTACTGGCCGCAATTTGTTCTTTTGCATAATGAACTTCTGTCCCATCAAAGTGATATTCTTGAAAGAATTGAATAGACTCATCAATCATATCATTCATCTGTTCATCTGCAAGGTTCACATCAATAACAGGCTTTCCTAGTTTTCGCAGACAATATTCCTTTAATTCTGTAGTTGATGCTGGTTGTGTTGAAGACATATTGTATTATCCGTTGTTGATTTCTGCTGAAGGTTCTACTGTGATAAGACCTTCTGCAAGTCTTTCTTTAATAGTTCCTCCACTTTGTGTATAAGTCAGAGAATAGAAATATTTACCTTCTGCTAGTGCTGCCGTCTGTGTCGCAGTCAAAGAGAAGGTACAATTTGTACCAGAAACAGAAGTAGTAAATGATTGAATGGTATTTGCGTAGGCGTAATTCTTAATGATCCCGCCTGCAACCGAACCAGAGGAAATGGTTACGGATGAAGAAGATGCGTTTTCTGCACCTATTGTTTTCTCAAAGGTAGTACCTTGATCAATGATGTAGTTTTGACTTTTTTTCTTTAATGAGAGTGCCATATTCTTTCCGTAATTTAATAAAATTGTCCATTAGTTTCATATCTATATTTATTAGTTACGGAAAGTGGAGAATAAATTCCTTAGTGATATAGTCTACTCCTGAGTTTTTAAGTTATGCAAATGCCATGTAGACGTATTCACCACCATCAAGATTTATAGTGTCCCATGTAGTAGCAGAACTAAAGGTAAATCCTGTAGATGTTGGTGTAGTTGCCGCACCAGCAGAAACGCCTTCCGCCGTAGGATCATCTGCGTATGAGGTTATAGTCCACGGATAAGTTGCATTTCTAAATCCATCTAACATTAGCCAATGTTGACCTGAAGCATTTTTTCTTTTTACCATTATTAATCTAGCAGTAAATGTATTACTACCTGTGTAAGTAACGGTGAGAGCATCACCCGATCCTGTATAACTTCCAAATGCACTTACTCCTGCAATTGATTTCCACGCCCAGCACATATAAACTCTGCCCGTTTCACCACCAGCTCCATTTTGACCACCAGAGGAAATTAGAGTTGATGAGGGAGTGGGGTTAAAAACGGAATTCGATCCAGTGCCAGTAGACTCTCCAGTAGTTGTATTTAATGATAAATATTTGTCTACATTCGCACTTAGGCCTATGTGCCAGACAAAATAAGTATCTGCTCCTTGTGTGTCTTTTATTATAATCATTTCTGGAGTACCTCCTAGATTGTGAGGAATAACTACACCATCGTTATGACCTGTGAACCTTGTAATACTAAATCCAGAAGTTTGACTTACAGTTTGAGAAATACTAGTTGCTCTTGTGACTCCTGTTGCATTATTATGTATTGACCCTGCACCAACAGTTAATCCATTATAATTTGAATTTGAACCAAAGGCAGTTTGACCAGTTGCTGCTAAAATTCCACTAGGCGCACCACCTGCTTTCCAACCATATGCTATATAATGCTTATTTGCTGCAGCATCTGTTCCACCCCCATCTGAAGTGGTAAAACCATCACGATCAAAAGATGTTGGCCCATCAGAGGTTGTGTTTACTGAGGTGTTATATGCTAACAGTCTATTATTTTTCCCTCGAATTATATCAAAGATAGCCATTCCTTCAGCGCCATTTCTTTGCTTCACCCAAATCAGGTCTGGCGCAAAACCATATCCAGTTCTTGCTAGTGGATCTGCAGCTGATTGGGAATACCTGCGAGCATTGAAAAGCACAGGAGCTCCTGCACCTTTTGCAATTGTCATCATTGCATCAGAATTAGACAAGGTGTCTGATCCGTTGATATGAGTTATTCTAGTAAGGTCTGAAAAGATTAAACTTCCCCCACTTACGGCGCCTGTGGAATTAGCTGAAAGTGTAATCTGAGTTGCAGAATCCACCGTACTGATTGTTGTACTAGCAGCAATACTTGTACCTGAAACCGGCATGCCTGGAGCCAATCCAGTAGTTTTTGTAGAACCTCCAAAAGTTACTGTA